CATTTGAGATAGCGAGTAGTCTGTTTCTTCATGCCCGCGCCGGGCGATAGCCCGCCCGAAGGATATTCACCGTTGTCAGCGATCCATTGTTTGAACGTGTCTCGCAGTTGATCGCCAACAACGGTTGCCGTCATCTTGCCTTCAAGTCCCACGGCCAAAGCCGGAGCTTTGAACAATGGGCCATGCTTGGCGGTAGGCGGCAACGAAGCATGGATAAGCTCGTGTATGAGCGTACCCATGATCGTTACACTGTCGGCTAGCTTAGGTGAGATGAACACTTCGCGATGTGCATCCGAAGATGCTTCCGCATGCCAGCATTCACCTATGGCTTTGCCGCGATAACCGCCCTTGCCCGGCCACCCGATGCTTATCCGCACCGACTGGACAGGGACAATGACGCCTATAGCGGCTAGCAGCCTCACGCATTCGCGCTCCGCTGCTTCAAGCCATAGTTGACGCTTGATCGACGGCGATTGCTCGCCTTCGCTCTGTGTCATCTGTCATTCCTCTATGTGTGAGTAAGAGGGGCGATGGCACGAAAGCGTGTACACGCTAGGGCCTTCGTCATCCGACGGTGGCACGGTGGCAGGCATGACATGCACGCTCGCCCCTCGAAAGGCCGGATCGCAGTCAAGCGCTCGGCTCAAGAGCCATGCGCACCCCATCGGGGCCAAGAGCGGGCTCAATCCCATCTAGGTCATATGGCGGTACCAGGGACAATATCGTTTATCGATAAATCGACCTGTTGCGAGGCATTATCAGTCACGAAGCCGTGAAGGCGTGTACACGCAATCAATGTCCGCAGAGGCATTGTGAGCCGCCGTCCTGATGCCCCCGCCGATCCTCCCCGATCTAGGGCAACGCACCTCACTCAACGCTCATATCCGTGTATCATGCACACATCTGTGATCTCAGATGGCTCATATCCGTGTATCATGCACACATCTGTGATCTCAGATGGCTCATATCCGTGTATCATGCACACATCTGTGATCTCAGATGGTTGATACGTGTACACGTATCATCAGGGGTGGTTCGATAGTCTTAGATATATCGCAGGCAAGACCATCTTAGATATATCGAAAAGACCGGGGTGGGTGGCCGGCACCCCCCGCGCGCGCTCGCGCTGATGTTAGGCTGCTGCGCTCTCTGTCACGCGCCGACTTCAAAATCTGGGGTCTACAGTGAAGCTCTGTCACGCGCCGACTTCAAAATCTGGGGTCTACAGTGAAGCTCCCCCGAGTACAGAAGCCAAGCGCGTCCGTGTACAGGAGCCGGACCCTTGACACACGGGGGCAAGACGAGTATGTTTCGCAAATGGCCCACGACATAATCCTCTCCGTACCCGACGAAAGCGAACTCGGACCCGCCATGAAAGCCATCACAGTGATGGAGCGGGCGTTCGTCTACGCCATCGTCGAGTGCGGCGGTAACAGTACCAACGCGGCCGGGGCGGCGGGCTATTGCGCCAACGACACGGACGAGCAGAGCCGCCGACGGAAGCTGAACACCATTGGCTCCCAGAAAATGCGGAGCCCGAAGATCGCCGACGCGATCCAGGAGGAAGCCAGGAAACGGCTGAAGACTGGCGCGTTCATCGGGGTCGAGACCCTGCTACATCTGGCGAACGAGAGCACGTCGGAGAAGATCAGGCTGCAAGCAGCCCTGGCCCTGATCGACCGGAATGGGATGGCGGTCACGACCAAGCATGAAGTCGAGGTCCGAGACTTCCGCAGCACCAAGGAGATCATCGAACGGATCGAAGCTCTGGCGCGGAAGCGCGGGATCGACCCGAAGATGCTCCTGGGCGGCCCGGAGCCGACTGACGCTGTATTCACACCCGTCGAGAGCGACGCCGGCCTGGAGGACATATTCTAATGCCCAAGACACTGAAGATGGTTCGGGACTGTTGGAACCGGGCCGAGATGCTCACCGACGGCCGGGTGCAATTCCCACCCCACCTGGAGCCGGGTGAGTTCGATCCGCTCATCAACAGTCTCTACCGAGCCGGCGATGTGCTGGAGCGCACCATGATGAGCCTGGGTCTCGACCCAGTGGCGGACATTGATCGCATCCGCACCACCCGCGCCTACCGCACGGCTCAAAAGCTTCTGGAGAAGTCGGGTGTCACTGTCGCGAAGTGATCTCCTAGAGGTCGAGAAACTCCTGGCCGAAGCGGACGACTTCCATCGCTTCCACAAATCCGACTTCTTCGCGGCCTACCCGAAGCAGGCGCAGTTCTTCACCATGGGCGCGACGAAGCGGGAACGCCTGCTGATCGCCGGCAACCAGCTTGGTAAGACCGAGGCCGGGGCTTTCGAGGCGTCCTGCCACCTGACGGGCGTCTACCCAGAGGATTGGAACGGCCGGCGCTTCGACCACCCCATTCGGATGTGGGCTGCGGGCGAAAGCGCCCTGGCCTCCCGCGACATCATTCAGAAGAAACTCTTCGGCACCCCCGGCGTTCTCGACGACCTTGGAACCGGGTACGTGCCCAAACATCTGATCGTGGACTACAGCCTGAGCCGGGGCGTGACCGATGCATTCGACACAGTCCAAGTGAAGCACATCACCGGCGGCGTGTCCACGATCACCCTCAAATCTTATGAGCAGGGCCGTACCAAGTTCCAGGGCGAGCCGGTGGACGTGATCTGGCTCGATGAAGAGTGCCCGCCGGACATCTATTCGGAGTGCCTGACGCGGACGAACGCGACCAAGGGAATGGTGTACACGACCTTCACCCCCCTGAAGGGCCTGACTGACGTGGTGCGCCGGTTCCTGGAAGAACGCTCACCAGACCGTGATGTCGTCACCATGACGATCTATGACGCCCTACACTACACGGACGAGGAACGGAAGTCGATCATAGCCGGTTATCCGATCCATGAACGGGACGCGCGGGCGAACGGCGTGCCCATCCTGGGGTCCGGCCGTATTTTCGCTTACAGCGACGAGATGATAATGGAGCCGCCGCTCACGTATATCCCGGACCACTGGCCCAAGCTCTGGGGCATCGACTTCGGGATCGGCCACCCATTCGCCGCCGTGCTCGTCTTGTGGGACCGGGACAATGATGTCCTTCACGTCCACCATGCGATCAAGTTTGAAGGCGGTCGCCCCATCGACCATGCCAGTATGATGCAGCCGATAGGCGCGGCAGTGCCGGTCGCATGGCCACATGATGGCACGGCGCGCGAGAAAGGAAGCGGAGAGCCGCTTAAGGACCTGTATAAGGCGCAGAAGCTCGTCATGCTGCCGGAGCACTCGACCTTTCCAACGGGTGGCTACTCGACCGAAGCCGGGGTGCTGGAGATGCAGCAGCGGATGACGACTGGCCGGCTAAAGGTTGCGGCGCACCTGTCCAATTGGTTCGAGGAATATCGCCAGTACCACCGCAAGGACGGGGAGATCGTCAAGGTCAATGACGACCTTCTCTCGGCCACCCGGCAGGCCATGATGATGCGGCGGTTCGCGCGCATGGTGAACCTGGGCGGCCGGCGAACGAACCGAAGTGGACCAGACCAGAACATGGCTCGGGACCTTGACTTCGACTATTTCAGCACGTAATATGCGAAGATCATAGGAGTGCCTTCATGGCTGGCACCAGCCTTCTCTCTCAGCAAATGCTTACTGGCGCGTCCGGTATTCCCAGCGGGGTCTCGGGCAAGAACCTCGCCCTGACACCGGCTGCGTCAGAGCTTGGGCTAGGTGACGCCCTGAGCCAGCAGGTCCAGGACGATGTTGCCAACCGAAAGAAAAAGATGCTCGACGCCTCGAACCAGACCGACAAGATGAACTCAATGTCGGCCGCCCTGACCCCAGGCGTGGCCTCCCTTATGTCGGGCAGTATTAAGGGCGTCCTGTAATGATCTCGACCGCAGCCATGGACCCGCTAAACCAAGCGCGGTTCGTCGAAATCATGCAACGCTTCGCCGAGCTTCAGACTTGGCGGAACCTCTTCAGCCAGCAATGGGAAGAGATCGCCGAGTTGATCCTGCCGACTTCGCGGAATACCTTCTACTATCAGACCTTCAACTTCCCCGGCATGAAAAAGACCGACCGGCAAGTGGACGCGTCGGGGATGATGGCGCTCAGCCGGTTCGCGGCGATCTGCGACAGTCTACTCACGCCCCGGAACATGTTCTGGCACGGCTTGGGACCTGAACTCGAAGACCTAAAAAATGACCGCCAAACACAAGAGTGGTTTCAGAAGGTCGTCAAGATACTATTCAGACTGCGATATGCGCCGATTGCCAACTTCTCAGCGCAGAACCAGAACCACTATACTCAGTTGGGGGCATTCGGCAATGCGGGAATGTTCATCGATCAGGCAATGGATGCTCAAGGCAATCCCCTGCGGATGCTCCGATACAAGGAACTCCCGCTGGGCGAGACATTCTTCACTGAGAACCACCAAGGACTGATCGATGGTTTCATCCGCTGGTATCGGTTGACGGCCCGACAGGCCATGCAGAAGTTCGGCGAGGACCGCTTCCCCGAGGCTCTGCTCCCGGCCCTGGAGGCCCATAGCGAGTATCCCTATAACTTCCTGCACTGCGTCTGGCCGCGCGACGACTATGACCCGCACGCTCTCGACCAGAAGCGTATGCCCTTCACGTCGATCCACGTCTCCGTCGAGGGGTCGTGCATTCTGCACGAGAGCGGCTACCATACCTTCCCGGCCGCCATCTCGCGGTATGAGCAAACCCCAGGTGAGACTTACGGCCGGTCTCCCGCCATGATGGTCCTCCCGGCCTTGAAGACCCTCAATGCCGAAAAAGCCACGTTCCTCAAGCAGGGCCACCGCGCCGCAGACCCTGTTCTGCTCACTGCTGATGATGGCCTCATTGACGGTGTCTCGCTGCGACCAGGGGCCCTCAACAAGGGCGGCGTCACGTCAGATGGTAAACCCCTGGTCACAATCCTCCCCACCGGCCAAATCCAGGTTTCCAAGGAGATGATGGATGAAGAACGGTCGCTGATCGGTGATGCGTTCCTCGTTAGCCTGTTTCAGATTTTGGAAGAGACGCCGCAGATGACGGCGACTGAAGTGATCGAGAGGACCAATGAAAAAGGCATACTCCTGGCTCCAACGGTTGGTCGCCAGCAATCCGAGTATCTGGGTCCTCTCATTGAGCGAGAGATTGATCTGGCTTCTCGCATGGGGCTGCTACCCCCCATGCCCCCTCAGCTACGCAAAGCTCTGGGCGCGTATGAGGTATATTACACCAGCCCTCTGAGTAAGGCGATGCGCGCGCAGGAAGCTGCCGGCTTCATGCGTACCCTGAGTGTTGTCCAGGAAGTCGTCCAGGTCACGCAAGACCCGTCGCCGCTCGATCTGTTTGCGTTCGACCGAGCGATCCCTGAGATCGCGGTCGATGTCCAGTCTGTCCCGATTACCTGGATGGCCACCGACAAGGAAGTGCAGCAAAAGCGCCAAGGTCGCGCCCAAGCCCAGCAACGACAGGAGCAAATCCAGGCCGCCCCGGCCCAGGCCGCATTGATGAAGGCCCAGGCGGCCCAACAGAAGTCTGGGGGCGGTGGGGCTCCGGGCGGAATGGGCGCTCCAGGTGGCATGGGCCAGCAACAACCTCCACCGGGCACTCCCGCGCCCCAGCAAGCCCCGACTGACCAATCTCAGCCACAAGGACCCGGCCAATGACCCACAAAATCGCTAAGGTGCTCATGGAACTAGAGCACCAAATGAAACTGATCGACCATGACGACCCTCTGCGCCTCATTATCGAGGAAGCGCGCGACACGATCCAGGAACTTCGCGACGACCTGGAGGCGCATCGTCGCCAAGGGAGTGACCACGCATGAACGTAGTCGAAAAAACACTCAACTTCCTGCGTCGCCGGAAGCACGCGTACCAACTGACGTTCGGAACGCGTGTACACAGTCCCGCCCAGGCCATAGTCCTAGAAGACTTGGCGAAATTCTGCCGGGCCACCGAGGACACTATGTCGGCTGACCCCCACAAAACCGCCTATCTGGCGGGAAGACGCAGTGTCTTTCTTCGCCTGAACCAGCACCTTCATATGAGCCCTGAAGAATTGCTGTTCCTGTACGGCTCTAATTCCATTGCCATCCAAGGAGATGACCAGTGACCGATCAAACGACCCCCGCCGCCCCCGGCGATACGGGCGCGACGCCTCCGGCGGCTGCGTCCTGGTATCAAGCCACTGATGCGGCTCAACCGAACTATATCGACGCCGAAACGGCGGGCTGGCTTCAAAACCGGGGCTTCGCTGATAAGCCGCCGTCGGAGGCGTTCGCCGCCGCCGTCAAGGCGCACCGCGAGGCCGAGCGCCACATCGGCGTCCCCGCCGACCAAATCCTCCGCCGGCCGAAGGACGCCGCTGACGAAGCCAACTGGGCTCCAATCCGCGAACTCCTGAATGTCCCCGCTAAGCCCGAGGACTACACCTTCGACGGCATCAAGTTCGCCGACGGCTCTGACCTGGACCCGGCGCTTACCGGCGAGCTTCGCAATCTCGCGCACAGTCTCGGCCTCTCGAAGGATCGCGCCCCGGAACTGGCCAAAGCCCTGGTCAAGATGGGCGATGACGCTGAGGCCGTGGAAAAGACGGATATGACGGCCAAACTCCAGGCTGAGCGAGATGCTCTGAAGAACAATTGGGGCCCAGGCTATGAAGCCAACATGGTCGTCGCCAGAGCCGCCTTCGAGACAGTCCTGAAGGAAAGTGGGATGAAGCCGGAAGAGTTCGGCGTCGCCATGTCCGCCCTGGAGAACCAAGTCGGCTACAAAGGGCTGATGGAAGTCTTCCGCACTATCGGGATGCGAACTGGCGAGGACCGGCTGGTCTCGAATTTCACTGGCTCGGGTTCCAATGGTCTTATGACCCGCGAAGGCGCGGCGGCTCGGATCGCGGAACTCAAGTCCGACAGCGCGTGGGTCGAACGCTACCTGAATGGCGACAATGCCGCCGGTCGGGAGATGGGCCAACTCAACGCAATTCTGGCATCGGAGTAAGTCATGGCTAAGAAATGGATACAAAAGGCCATCAAGCACCCCGGCGCGATGACGGCTGCGGCAAAAAAGGAAGGCGTCTCCAACTCCAAGTACGAACAGGAGCACAAGGGTGATAGCGGCACTTCCGGCCGCCGTGCCCGGCTCGCGATCACTCTGAAAAAGATGCACTGATCGCTCTTGACAATCATTCTGGCATAGGCTAGATTGGTGTTTGCTCCGGCCGCTCGCGCAACCGGGGCCGCTGGGCGGGTGGCGTGCGCGACCATCCGCCCGCCCAGCACCCCTTTCGTCCACACCTCGGAAACGGGCGGACAATGATTGGGTTTTCGGCCCCCGTGAGGACACGGCCACAATGGCAGTGAACATCAACCTCCGAGGATATCATGTCCGACAACCTGATTAAACTGTGGACGACCCAGTTCTCCACGAACCTGGAACTCAAGCTGCAACAACGCGGCTCGAAGCTCCGTGGCAAGGTCATTGAAGGCGCTCACGTCGGTAAGCTGGCGTCGCCGATCAACCAAATCTCCGCCGTCCAATCTCGCGCGCCGGCCGGGCGTTTCGCCCCCATGGCCCGCGTCGATGCGGACTTCACTCGCCGGTGGGTCTTCCCGACCGACCGCGAACTTCCCCAACTGGTCGATACGTTCGACGAACTCCGCACCATCGTGGACCCCAAGTCCCGGTACGTGGAGAACGCCGCGAACGCCTTCGGCCGCGACTACGATGACGCCATTATCGGCGCGGTCTTCGGCACCAGCCAGACCGGCACCGACGGTGGTTCGCTCGTCCCCGAAACGTGGTCTTCGATCTCTGCCAGCTATCTGGTCGCCGAGAACTTCAAGGCGTCCGCGAGCGTGGGCATGACCGTCGCCAAGATCATCGAGGGCAAGCGCATCCTCGAACACTATCACAATGACCTGGAGATGGACGAACTGACCCTGGTCATCGGCTCGAAGCAGCACTCGGACCTCCTGAACCAAGTCGAAGTCGTTTCGACCGAGTTCAACGAACGCCCGGTCCTGACCAATGGCCGTGTGACCCGCTTCATGGGCGCGAACATCGTCGTGTCCGAACGTCTCCAGTTCAACGGCGCGAACAACCGTCAGTGCATCATGTACGTGAAGTCTGGCGTCTACCTCGGCCTGTGGCAGGACACCTACAATCGCGTGTCGCAGCGGAACGACCTGTCCGGCGAGCCCTGGCAGTTGTACTCCAAGCACACCTTCGGCGCTACCCGCACCCAGCCTGGGAAGGTGGTCGAAATCGACTGCCTCGACACCACGGGCGCGGACATCACGCCGTAACCTGAACCTGAAGGAGAACAGCTATGGCTGGCGAACAACTTAAGTCCTCGTCTATTACCGGGCTCGACGCCGCTATCGTGTCGCCCCCGCAGCAAGGGATGGGTTCCCCGAGCGAAAGTCGGCGCGTGTCCGACTACGCTCTGGCCACGACCGTCGGACTGGCTTCGACCAGTTCGACCTATCGACTGATCCGAGTACCGACCATTGCCGTCCTCAAGACGCTCACCCTGGTCGCGGATGAACTCGATAGCGCGACCTCTCTTCTGGTCGATGTCGGGGCTTACTACTCCGACAGCCCGAACAACGACGGGACCAGTCCGGCGAACAGCGGCGCTCTAATCAGCGCCAACTGCTTCGCCGCTGCGGTCGCGGTCGGCCACGGGGCTGCGGCCCAAGGCGTTCGCGTGAACGTCCTGACGGCCTTCACCGCCAACGAATTGAACATGACCCTGTTCAATGCGCTCGGCATCGAGATCACCCCCGAAGGTTCGTCCGACAATGGTGACCCCGGCGGCTATATCGATGTCGTGGTTGCTGTCCACACGGCGGCGGGCACTGCGGTAAGCGGCAACATCTATATCGAAGCCGAGTACTGCATCTAACCCAAGTCCCCCGGCTTCGGCCGGGGGCATCCTTTTAGGAGCGACTTGTGACCACGAACTACGCAACCCTCAAGGCCAATGTCGCCACCCTGGTCGCCGACGGCGCGTCGCCTACCCAGGCCCACGTCAACACTCTGGCCGCGACCCTGACCTCTTTCGAGACCGATGTGGGAACGATGTTCTCCACACTTCTCGTCCACCTTCAGAACGCCCAGGCCGCTTCGGGAGGCGTGCAAGAGAACCTTGCCGTCGATCTCCTGGCCGTCCAAGCCCTGATTACCTAAGGAGCCACACATGGCCAACGCTTCCTTCTCTCTGTCTCACGGCGTCGAAAGCGACACTGCCGCATCCTCGGATGTGACTGAGGGCACCAGCGCGCCGGGTGCGGGCGATATCGAAGTTCGCATCAACGCGAGCAACCTGAACCAGAAGCAGGTTTACGTCGCCCTTATGCAAATCTGGCGCTTCCTCGCGGACCCCGGCTTCTCGACCTCCGTCCCGCCGGCCAACTAAGGAGCGCCCCCAATGCGCGCACATGAAAGCGTGGTTCTGGCGTCCAACGTGACGGGCGCAGAGACCTCGGCCTACTTCGGCATCATGGGTGGCACCTATGCCATCATGTCCGTTGGCACACTGGGGTCGGCCCCTGTCATCAATATGCTAGGTCCCGACAACGCGACTGCGATCCCGGCCGGCACCCCTCTGACGACCGCGCCCGTGATCGTCCAACTTCCGCCGGGCCAAGTTGAACTGGTCCTTGCCTCGGGTGCTTCCGGCGCTTATGTGACGCTAGTCCGCATCCCGGCGGAGTAAAGGAGACGACACATGGCGTCCTTCCCCACGGTAGGCACCTACTCGTCACCCCTGGACATTGCGAACCGGGCCTGCCAGCACATGGGGGTCCGCCGCCTTATCACCTTCTCGGACGATACGGTCCAGGCCAGCGAGCTTAACTTCAACTACAATCCCCTCCGCCAGAATGAACTTCGGCGCGATGTGTGGCGCTTCTCGATCCGCAAGTGCATGTTGCGGCCGATCAGCACGACCAGTGGCAAGATCACCCCGGCCGCCTGGACGAATGTCCACACCTACCTTCAGGGTTCGGTCGTCTCCTATAACGGCGTCCTCTACCAAGCCCGAACAGGCGTGCCCGCCGCGCAAGAACCCGACACGAGCCCGGTGTACTGGGAGCAGTTCTTCCACTCGGTTCATGCCACGGCGTGGGTGGCCGGCGGCGCAACGAACAACCCGCAACCGTGGGCCCCCAGCGGAGACTACGCAGCCGGGACCATTGTGATTGGCTCTGACAACAACAACTACATGAGCAATTTCAACGGCAATACGGGTCACAATCCCGTGACTGACGGCGGCGTCAATTGGACCTTTCTCGGCCCGGCCGCGCTCGGCAGCGGCTACCAAGCTGGAGAACTAGTCTATGATACGGCGCTCAACGTCTACATCAGCCTCACCAACGGCAACACCGACAACCCGAGCAGCGCGCCAGCGGCATTCGTCTCCACTCAGAATTACGACATTGGCGATACGATCACTGCCTCCAGCGTCGTCTACCAGTCCACGACGGACTTCAACGCTGGCGGCGCTGGTGCGCCGGGCACCGGGTGGGAAACCATCCCGGCAACGCAGCCCGACCAGATCACGGGCACGACCGGCACGGCATGGCTGAAACTCGGCAATGCTGGGCTCTCAGCGTGGATCATCAACTATCCCCTGGGCACTGGCCCGAGTGAGCAGACCACGACGCTGAATGTCTACCCACTCCCGAATGGCTTCCTCCGCGAAGCACCGCAGGAGCCGAAGGGTGGCAGCACCAGCTACCTGGGCGCGCCGTCGGGGGACGCCTACCGCGACTGGACCTATGGCGACGATTTCTTCACCACGCGCACCGTCGAGCCGACGACCTTTCGGTTCGCCGCCGACATCACGGTCGTCTCCAACATGGACCCCATGTTCTGCGAGACCCTCGCTGCGCGACAGGCCATAGAGAGCGTCGAACGCGTGACCCAGTCGAGCGAGAAACTCCAGGCCATCGAGCAGACCTACAAGAAATTCCGTGACGATGCGGTGACGGTCAACGGGATCGAGACCGGATCGACGGAACCAGCCTTGGATGACTACATCACGTGTAGGCTCTAATGCCCGACGCATCCTTCCTCCAGTCGAACTTCACCGGCGGTGAGTGGTCCCCATTCGCGCAAGGGCGCGCGGATGAACAGTCCTACCGCACGGCCATGAATGTCTGCCTCAATGCAGTTCCCACGGAAGAGGGGGCTTGGACCCGGCGCAGCGGAAGCCAGTTCGCGGCCACCACGCGGAACGGCGTGCGGGCGGTGCTGAAGGCGTTCGACTTCACGCAGACCCTTCCCTACGATCTGGAGTTCACCCCCGACCACATGCGGCTGTTCGCCGGACCCAGTCTTGTGGTTGAGAACGAGCACACCGTGGCCTCGATCTCCAGCGCCAACCCGGCCAGCGTGAACACGCCCGTGGCCCACGGCTATAGCACCGGCGACCAAGTTCAGTTCGTGGTGACGTTCCTGCCCGGTTTCAATCCGGGTGGGGCGGCGTACCTCTACAATCGCCAGTTCGCGATCACGGTGACTGACGCCAACGACTTCACCCTATCGGACCCAATCACGGGGGACACCATTGATGGTAGCCTAATCAACGTCACTGGGGCTACGGTCACTGTGGCGCGGATTGTTGACTTTGCGACCGTGTACACGGCCTCAATGATCGCCGATAATGCGATCCGCGTAGTCCAGAGTGAGACAGTCGCCCTGGTCTTGAACCAATCTGTCCGACCCTATGCCCTGACGAACACCGGGCTTGACGCGACGGCTGGCTTCGAGACCTTCGACTGGGCCTCTGCGTGGCCGACGACACCACCGCCCCAAGGCTCGAATGCCAGCCTCTTTCAGGATGGTCCATATCTGGACCCGCCGACTGACGGGAGCTTCCTTACGCCTTCCGCCCTGAGCGGGACCATCAATCTGACAGCATCCAGCATCGCCAGCATCAATAACGGCACCGGGTTCCAGTCCACTGACGTGGCTCGGTTCATTCGGCTCTACAGCGAGCCGCCGACCTGGAGTTCCAGCACGACGTATTCCACCGGGTCGCGGGTCAAATACAATGGCGGGTACTATCAAGCCACCGCGACCAGCACGAACATCGAACCTGACGCCGACCCCGGCACCCACTGGTTCATCAGCACGACTGCGGCTGTCTACACCTGGGGCATTATCCAATCGGTGATCTCGACCAGTGAGGTCAGCGTGACTCTGGCAGAGGCTGACCCCAATGTCCTCCTGGCTGGCGGCCCGCTGCTCTACAGCCTGCCAATCCTGACGTGGCAACTCGGTGTCTACTCTGACACGACCGGCTGGCCCACCGGCGGCACCTATCACGAAGGCAGGTTCCTGCTGTTCGGCGCGATCCAGAACCGCATTGACGCGTCCATGTCGAACCAGCCATTCCTGTTTAGCCCGTCGATGATCGACAACACGGTCGCGGACAATAACGCTATCGCGGCGGTGCTCGAAGCCACCGACGTGAATACGATCTATTGGGCGATTGCGGGCTCGGGTGGTGTAGTACTCGGGACCCTCGCCGGAGAATGGTTGCTCCAGGCGTCGGCCCTCGGGGACCCATTGACACCCACGAGCATCCAGGCTCACCGGGTGACTAGGTATGGCGACGCCAACGTAGAACCGCGTCAGACCGGCTTGTCCATAGTCTTCGTCGAGCGGTATCAGCGAAAGGTCTACGAATATCTCGCCGATAGCTGGTCTGGCAAGAACATCGGAACCAACATTGCTATTAAAGCGAAGCATCTTACTGAAGCGGGTCTTCAGGAGATTGTCTACCAGCGGGAGCCGAACCCAATCATTTGGGGGCGGGACCCCAATGGTCAGTTGGTGGGCTGTACTTATAAGCGGGAAAGCCCCTTCTCTAGTCAGCCGGCGAGCTTCATGGGCTGGCATCGTCACGCGTTGGGCTCGGGCCGGACCATAACGTCCATTCAGGAGGGTCCCAGCCCGGACGGCACTACCGATAGCGTGAGCATGGTTACGCTCAGCGCGGACACTGGCATATATTTTGTGGAGTTCTTCGCCCCATTCTTCGACGAGACTGGCTCGCTGCTGACGGCGCAGTTCGTTGACACGGCTGTATGTCCCACGGCGGCGTACATAAACGGTGGGGATGTCATCTTCTACGGTCTGTACTATCTGGCCGGCGAGACAATCAGTGTGTGGCTGGGCGGCGTGGACTGCGGCGACTACGTCGTCGCGGCCAACGGGTCGATCACCATGCCCCTCGGGGCTGGCGGCGGTGTCTTGACTGCGGGGTATCTTCAAAGCCTCACCGGGGGTTCGTATGGGAACATCAACCTTAATATCGAAGTCACGCCCCCCGGTCAAGGATTTTCTGCGCCCTTCGGCTCGCTGACCGACTACACGACCAGTTCGAGTTCGCCGTCTTCCTATCCGCAGATTGCCCAGAGTGTGGTGTTCGATTGGGACGCCCAAGTCTTCTACACCATGCAGGGGCAGCAGTCGGGCGATCCGGGCACTAATAGCCGGTCTCTGTTCGTCTTCGACATAGGCACCTTCGCCCAGTTGGAAGGTCCGCTCGACCCCGGCGTGCTCGGTTACTCCAATTCGACGTGCCTGGGCTACGATGGCCACATCTATTTCTGCAATGGAACCAGCACCCAATTCAACCGCTTCAACACGACCACGAACACTGTGGACCTGACCTACTTCAAGTCTGACATCGGCACCATCGGGCCGCCGCCGGTGGTCATCGACCTTGGCGGGATTTCCTACGTCTGGGGCATTAGTTCCAACAGCGGGACGGGGGGAGGGTCAAGTTCTCAATGGTGGATCGTTGAGATGGCCGATGTAGAACAGAATGAAGTGACCAATGGGTTCTTCGACGAAGAGTTCACGTCGCTAAGCCCTAGCAATGCCATACTTTGCCGAGGCCCGGAAGGCTCGGCATTCGCCCTATGCTGGGATGAAGCCGAGACCACCATCGGCCTCTACCGGGCCGTGGTCGAGGGGCCCCTGTTCGCTGGAGTTGGTCGCGTGGGCAGCGTGCCAGTATCAGAACTCGACGCCTCCTGGTCGGGGGCGCAACCTTCGTGTATCGTCTATGACGAGACCGACGGCAACATCGTCGGGCTGTTCGTCCAGAGCGGAGGCAGTCAATGCGTCATCGCTAAAGTCGATGCTTGGACTGGGGCTGTCCTGTGGTCGATCCCGGTCAATGGGGGCAACGACTTCCACACCGCGCGCATCCGCTTCGGCCTGCTCAACTACATCGGGGCTGATACGATCTATCAGATCGATACCCTGGCTGGCACCGCCACGTCCACCAGTGAGACAGTGCTCGGCGGCCAACCCTTTTCGACCGATGATCTCTATGGTCAAATCGTGGCGAACATCAATGACATCGGCACCCAGTCCTGGGCGTCTCCCGGCCCGGCGGCCAATAGCGGCCCCGGAACGACGACCCCGGCCCTGGTCTACAATGCGCCGGCACTCCTGGGGTTCACGTTCACCAGCCAAGGGCAAATCCTTCGTGCCATCGTGCCGCAGGAAGCCGGAGCCGCTAACGGGCCGGCCATGGCCAAGACCCGGCGCACCCACCAAGTCGGCATCCTGATGTCGCTGACGCAGGGGATCAGTGTCGGTACTACCTTCGACAATCTTCGCGCCGCCAATCTGGTGTCAAATGGCGGCGACGGCACCATTCCGCTCACCCTACAGCAGTTGTTTTCTGGCATCTATTGGGATACAATCGACGACACGTACAGCTTCAACGGCATGGTGTGCTGGCAGATCAGTCGCCCGTACCCGGCCAGCATCTTGTCCGTGAACCAGTTCCTCCACACTCAGGACAGGTAGTATGGCCGCCAGCAATCCATTGAGCAGTTCGTCCAGCCTTGGTTCCTTCGCCAATGGTGTGGGTGACCTCTTCAGCGCATTCGGCGACTTCGCCGAGGGTGCGTCCTACGGAACCGCCGCGACCCTGGCCAAACAGAATGCCCAGATCACGGCGGAGAGTACCCGCATTCAGGAGAGCCAAGCTGGCCGGGCGATTACCCAGACCATCGGAGCGCAGAAGGCCGACGTGGCCGGCAACGGCCTCGCCGAGAGCGGATCGGCCCTGGCCCTCTTGCAATCTTCGGCGGCACAGGGTACTCTGCAAAAGCAGATCATTCAGACGCAAGGGCTCGTGACTGAAGGCGGCTTCGAGCAAGAGAGCGCAGCGTACAGCGGAATGCAGCAAGCGGCCAATGCGGCCGGTGCAGCGGGCATCGTTAACGGACTTGGCAATATCGCCGGTTCGATCTTCGGGATTTAGTCATGCCCAAGATAGCAGAGTTTGAAGCGGGCTCGGGGAGAATACAGCCGTCAGAGACGGGGATCGAAGCGAACGTGCAAGCCGGTCGTCGGATCGGCCTGTACTTCCACCAGATCGGTGAAGATACTTCCCAGGACATCCGTGACAACGGTCAGATGTACCAGGACCAAGTCTTCCGCCAACAGGTGACACACGCCGAGGCGGTCAAGGCTCAAGGCTGGGCGTCGCTCACGACCGACTGGAATACGACGGCCAAAGCGGCTGATCCGAATGATCCCACGACCGCTGACAAGTGGCGGCAAGATAAGCTTGAGCCGTGGTTGAAGCAGTGGGCGGCCGGCTTCACGACTGAGAAGGGCCAAATCTATGCGGCTGAGCAGTCGGCCGAGATTAGGCAGCACTTCACTGAGATGACCCTCGGGGATCAGGGCCGGCTGGCGGGGATCGCCGCGAAGCAGAATGTGAATGACGCCTCCAATGGCTTCGGGGCTGCGGCTCGCGCTGACGGCACCGTGCGCGGCATCCAGACCATCATGGGCTCGTTTGAGCAGGGCCAAGGCGCAGTCGTTGACAGCCATTCCAATCTAACGGCCGAGGATGCGGCCAACGTCAAGGCCAGCATCCATAGTCAGGGCAAGTCCTACATCGCCATGCAGGGCTTGGAGGGTATGATCGAGAGCGGCCCGAACGGGATCGCCGCCGCGCGCAAAGCCATTGCGGACGGGACCTTCAGCGACGTGCTCGGCCATGACGAAGTTCAGCACCTCACTGACCTCGCTGACCACACCGAAGAACGCAATGCGACCATGCAGCGTCAGCAAGACGAGGTCAACCGGCAGTCTCAGGAAGACGCCGGCCGTGCCGCTTATGCCAATATCTCCCACCAGATCGACGAACTTGGGCGCTCTGGAAAGCCAATCCCCCCGGCCCTGGTCAAGGCGGCCGACCAATGGAGGCAGACCTATGCGGGACTTCTCCCTACGGAAAGCACTAATCTCGACACGGGAATGGACCGCAACATCGAAGACCGCAATAGTTTCAAATATCAGCAAGATAATCCTGCCGTTTCGGATAATCTGTTCCGTCGTATCGGTGCTGGCCCTCACACTCCCGGCTATCCTACTGTCACCGAACTCGACAAAGCATACTTCACGGACAAGACCATAAGCACCGATACTTGGGAACGAGCCCGGAAGTCTGTCTCTGACGCCCCGCACGACCCCGTCTACGAAGGTGCGCTGAAGCAACTCGACCAGTGGTTCAGCGAAGGCGTCCGGCCCCAGATCACTCGGTCGCCCCAGGCCGCACTCGGAGCGGATGGCGAAGATATGCCGACGACGGCTGGCCCCGGCCAGACTGACCCCAATGGCTTCGCGGCGGCGGCCGAAGCCCGGCGCGCGATGCACCAAGTGTTCGACCACTACGTGGCCAGCGGCACGAACCCCAATGACGCCGTCAAGGCTATGATGGACCCACACAATCCCACCAGCTTCGCCAACGCCGTGGCTTACTATCAGCAGGCCGCCCACTCCGGCCAACCCTACGCCTACTTCAACCAGCACCCGGTCATGGGTGCCAGGGGCAGCAATGCCTGGGCCGGCGGCACTGACATTCAGCCACAAGTCGATCAAGCCGCCGCCCGCCTAATGCCAGGGAGCCATTAATGGCCGATCCAGTACCGGGTCAAGTCGCCCAGCCGCAAGGCCCTGAGGGCGCGCAGAAGCTTCAGGACATGCTCAAGAGCGGCATCGCTCCCGCCGTAGTCCAGGCTGCGAAGGAACAAGCGACGCAGGCGCTCCTGAAACAGAAGTGGAGCAGCGACAAGATCGACGCCTACTGGGGCGACGGGGCTCACTCGCCCGCGCCGCAGGCCCCCCGGCAGGCCCCAACTGCTGATGCGGGTCTGACGACCTCGATCCTGCAACACGCTGGCAGCGACTTCATGGGCCCAGTTACGGGCGCATGGCAGGGCCTTGAAGAACAGCAGCGGTCCAACTGGCAGCACTCATTCAACCCGACGATGGTGGATCAAATGACATCGGGTATGATGGTCAACGGCAGCACAGTCCGCGACGCGCAGACGTTGTGGGATGGTATCAATGTGGTCCTCTCGCCTTTGGTCGGGGCGATCAACACCATCGGAGCGCCGGCTGGCCGGAAGCTGGGCGACCTTGGCGTGCCCGCTCCGCGTCTCACGGTGGACCTGAAGTCGCCGACCTCCAATATCCTGGACCCGACGCAGTGGGCCTTCAGTGCTGAAACCGTTCACGGTGAGCAAGCCGGATCGATCCTGGGCAACATCATCACGGGTGAAGCCTCGCTGGCCGTCATGGGCAAGCCGGGCATCGCTGCGGCTAGGGCAGCGCGCGCCGGGGCCATGACCGCTTTCCGCGCCGGGGAAATTCCCGACCCATCCGTCTACCCGAACGCCGTGACCCGCAGTCCAGTCTCGCCCCAGGTCAAGGGGCAATTCCCGCAGGTTGCGGACTATCAGACGGCGGCGGCCCAGCTTGTGTCGAACCCTGAGGCAAGCCTTCACGTCCAGAAGAACATGCAGGACATCTGGGTTCATACCGGCATGACGCCCGGTGAGCAATTGTCTTTGGCCAGGGCGCACCCTGAGTTCAAGCAACAGCTTCTCCTTCAGGACGTGGAGGGTGACAGCGTCGCCCCTGCTCTCTCCCAGTACAATGCCCCGAGCGCCGTCGAGCACGCGCCCCAGGCCCAGCCGCCGGCCGCCCCGTCGCCTACGAAGCGGAACCTGATGAATGGTGGTGCTCAAGGTGTGTACACGCAGCCCGCCACCAGCGTAATCCGCTCGGCCGGCAATATCCCCGAGCCCGGAAAGTTCGACCCCGTGGCCCAGCCGCACTACGTCGCGAATGTCGATGAGGCTCTAGGCGTATTCGAGCGTCTGGAGACCGGCAACCTCCCGCACCCGGACACGGCGATCAGCCCGATGGGGGCGGTCGGCCGCTTTCAAATCATGCCCGCCACGGCTCGGGCCTATGGCTTCGACCCGGCCAAGCTAACCGACCGAGCCTATAGCACCCAAGTCGCACGAACTATCGTGAGCGACCTCTACAGGAAATACAACGGCAACATGGACGCCATGTCCATTGCCTACAATGCTGGTCCGAAGCAAGCTGACAGGTTCCTCGCCAGCGGGCCGGGGGTGCGCCTGGAGGCCACTCAGGACCCTTCGGTGCGGGGCGGTATCAGATACGATCATGTGGCCGCCACACGTGACGAGAGCTTCCTGCCGGCCGAGACCCAGAAGTATCTTGCCAACGGCCGGATGAAGGCGCGCGGCGACGCCCCCGAGGAAGCCCCACCCACGGCCAAGATGGACGCCGCCGGCAAGGCCAAGCTCACTGCACTACGCGCCAATCCGCAAGGGACCTTCGACGGCATCTTCGGCGCGCGGACCACGATCACGTCGGCCGAACGCTCGGCGGCGTCACAGGCGGAACTCGTGCGGGAAGGCAAGACTACCGCCGCCCCGAACGCGACTGAACACAGTGAAGCGAACTTCCGCGCCGGCTATGGCGCGTGGGACGTGAAGGTGGCGGGCATGACGAACCAAGAGGTCGTCGCCAAACTGCGAGCCAGTGGGTTGCCGTTCGACCAAATCCTAGAGGAAGGCGACCACGTCCACGTGGGCTTTGGACCCAAGACCAGGGGCGAAGTTGCCACCATGAGGAACAATAAGGTCGTCGGCCCGGTCGAGGGTGATCTCAGTCGGCCCGACGGCAAGGCTGTGCCGTCCTTCGATCCGAACTCGACCCCGGTTAGCCTGGACGCTGACATCTCCAAGGAACGTGAAGCCCTCGCTGAGAGCGGTGGTGGCGATCTGTCGGCGGCGAATACGTGGAAGCGGGCCACTGATGCGGACCTGTCGCTGGAAATCCGCAGCAACCTGGGCGAAGCGCAGCCCCCCGGCCCCCGCACCTGGGCACACTTCGCCACGGAGGTCTTCTCCGAACTGATCCCGGCCAAGCGGGTCGACGACCGGATGGTCCAAGCCGGCCTCTACGACCGGAAGGACTTCGGCAACGAGGACGCGTTCCGTCAGGTCTACGGGTCCGCCAGTCGGGCCGCGACATTCGTGCGTGACGGGATCATCGACGGCCCCGACAAGAAAGACATCATCCCCGGCTCCCACGGCCTGCTCGACGCGGGGAAGTTGATGCTCTCCAAGGGTGGCAATGTCAACGACTTCAAGGCGTACCTGCTGGCCGCGAGAACAGACGAGAAGGCGACCCAGAACCTCCGCATCGCCAAGGCCCAGGCACGCGTGAAAGAGGCTACGGCCGGCGGCCGGCAGACCGACAAGGTGGCGAAGACCGACGCCGCATTCCAAAAGGCGCAGGACCGCTACAATGCCAAGCTCAAGGAAGCCGGTGACACGGGCGATAAGACAGTGCTGGCCAAGGCCAAGAAAGAGGCCAGCAAGGCGCTGAAAGCGGCGAAGGACAAGCGCGATCTGGAGATCAAGCAGCACCAGCACGAGTTCGACCAAGTCATCGTCCAGAATGAACGGGACTTGGAGAAGGCGCGCGAGAACCCTGGCATCGACACCGGGGTCAATCCTCACGCTTCGCATGAGATTGTTCAACGGGACAGTTGGCGCGAGAAGTATGAGGAAGCCGCGCGCATGTGGACCGAGACGAACAACGGCGCACTCGACTATGCGGTCAAGGCCGGCCGGTATAGCGCCGAGCAAGTCGCTTCGATGAAAGCCATGAACACTATCTATGTGTCGATGCGCCGGCTTATGGGCGATGACGATGCTTTCGATAAGCCATACAGCCAGGGTGGGTTCACTATCGGCTCCCCGCTGAAGCGGATGGAAGGCAGTGACAGGCAGATCGCCGACCCGTTGCTCTCGACCCAGGACAATCTGCGCGCCGTCATCAAGAGCGCCGACGCCAATTGGGCCAGGAAGCAGATGGTCGAGATGGCGCAACGGAACCCCGAGTGGGCCGTGCGCGAAGGGCTGCACAAGGTCATCTCCAAGACGGACCCGAATGACGATATCGTCGAGGCGGAACTCAAGCGGTACGGCTTCAAGGAGCCTGAGAAAGACCCGCTGACTGGCAAGCTGGACCCGGCCGAAGTCGCCACCTGGGATCACGCGAAGAAAGCTTTCGAGGCCATCATCGTCGAACGCGAAGACGCGGGCCTGACGGGCAAACAGTTCGCCTACTATAACAAGGGCAAGCGGGAGGTCTGGCAGATCAATGACCCGGACATGGCCCAATTGATGCGGGGTGGTGCGGCCAATGGGCCGGCCGACGCCATCACGCGGACGATGCAGACCTTCGCGGCGCTCAACCGGGCGGGCATCACGATCACCCCGGACTTCGCCGGCCGCTCGGCCATGAGCCACCAAGTGATCCAGTTCATCAATGACCAGTCGCATCCCCCGCCGTTTCTCACGCTTATCAAAGGCATGACCCACGTGCTGAAGAACGACGACATCTACAAGGACATGCAGGCCAAGGGCGGCCTTGGCGCGGCCCTGGTAGACATGGATCGCGACCAATGGACCGACCTCCCCAAGCTGATGGAACAGACCGGGCTGGGGCCGAAGCTTCTGAACCACGTCACCCATCCTCTCCAACTGGCCCAACTGGTCCAGGAAAGGCTGGACGCGGCGAACCGTACTGGCATCTATGAGCACTACAAGGCCAAGGGCTACGCGCCCACTAAGGCTGCATCCGGCGCGCGCACCGCCGGCATAGACTACGCCGAGCGCGCCGCGTCCAACATCGTCAACTGGTACGCCGGGGTGACGCCGTTCTTCCGCCCGAAGCTGCTCTACATGAAGAACTTCATGGACGCGTGGCACGACCGGCCGTGGGAGACGGCCCGCTACACGGCGATGACCGTCGGCATCCCGACTGCGCTGATGTGGGCGGCCAGTTACATCCAGGATCAGACGACCTTGAAGAACCATCCTGACCGGCAGTACAGCGAGATCGAGCGCTGGCAGAAGGACTACGCCATGATTACGCCCGAGATCGCTGGTGTGCGGTTCCACCTCCGTTTCCCTGAAGGTCCGGGCGCGGTCTTCGGCGGCGCTCTGACCCGCATTCTAGACGCGATGGCGGCCCATAATCCGAAGCCCATGTTCGATTGGGCCAGCATGATTACGCAGCAACTCCCGCTGCAACTGCCAGCGATCCTTCAGCCAGGGTTGGAAGTCTACACGAACACGACCCTTGGCACTGGCCGCCCCATCGTGCCATCGTCGCTCCAAGCGGACAGTGCTCACTATCAGGTGACGCAGAACACATCGCCCGAGGCCAAGGCGCTGTCGAACTTGATCGAGCCCACCCACATTCTGCCGAAGCAATTCCTGTCGCCCATCGGCATCGACCACATGATACGCGGCTACACTGGCACGCTCGGGGCCACGATCATGAAGGTGCTCGGCGCTCCATTCGAGGGGTTCAAGGGTGCCCCGTGGCAGATCAGTGACCTCCCGTTCGCTAGGGTGATCGCCATGACCCAGACCAGGGCTGACGCCCAGTCTGTCGAGGACTTCTACAAGGAGAAGCGGACCTTCGACGCCGCGACGGCGGACCTCGCCGTGGCCCGGCGCGATCTCAAGATCGGCGACCGCAGCGACATCGCCTACGCCCAGAAGGAGTACGTGTACACGCGTCAGCAAGGGCTGCTGAACCAAGTGGCCCATACGCTGGCGATCCAGCGGCAGATATTGCAGAAGATCAACGACGACACAAAGCTGTCAGACAGCGAGAAGCTTCAGCACAGTGAGAGCGTGTGGAACCACATGGTTATGCTGTCGCGGTCGGCTACCCATATGATGGACAACTTCCAATCCAAGCACCCGCCGCAAGATGTCGAGCCGTAACCCCAATATCATACCCCCAGGTCGAGGCCAGGGACGGAATATCCCAAAGGGGTATATCATCGGGCGCACGTCCAGCGGGCGCGGGCCAGAGGAACTCCTTGACCTCCGCGCGCTCCAGTCCATAGGGATCGCCGGCTCACGGGCGACCACGTCAAACATCGTGGGGCCGACTAGTCTGGTCGTATCACAGACCGGGTCGGCCCTGTCGAACTCCAGTTCGCCGACGGACTTGGCTGTCACACTGCCGGTGGCCCCTACCGAAGGGGGCCTACTGGTCGCGGTGCTCTATGGTGTGGACTTCAGCGCGGGACCCCCGGTCACTGGCGCGGGGTGGAACCTGTCAACGGCCCACTCTTTCACGAACACATTCGGCCAAACGACCTATCTCTACGTCTACTATAAGTATGCCGGCGCGGGCGAAAGCACGACCCAGACGCCGAATACCCAGACGTATCCGTATGGGTGCGTCGCCATGTGGGAAGTCGAGGGCGCGACTGGCACTTGGGCCAGTGACCACGTGGCCGACACCCCCAGCAATGACGCCACCGGCGGCCTAGCGGCCACTATGGATATCAGCACGGTCACAACCACACGCTCGGCGGAACTCCTGCTGGGCGTGGGCTTCGGCGCGGTGTCGGGCTCGACCCAGCCGGCCCCCTACAGCATGTCGGCTAACGGTCAGGCCGTCGATCAAGCCGCCGCGAACCCCAATTCGTCGGCTGATCTTATCTCCTTCCACCAATCATTCCCAACAGAGGGCACCGCGACGCCCGGTTATGTCGTCACCTTCGGCGGCCAGAATGCCGACGGGTACTATTGTCTGGTCGAGCTTAGCCTGTCATCTTCATCTGGGTCCACAGGCCCCACTGGTCCGACCGGACCTCAAGGCCCTGTTGGCCCCTCCGGCTCGCCCGGCCAGGACGGTCTAGACGGGTCTGATGGACCTCCAGGACCCATGGGTGCCGCCGGAGCCACGGGGGCCTCTGGCGCGGCTGGGGCAGCCGGCGCGCAGGGTCCTGCTGGAGTTCCTGGGCAGGACGGCTTCGATGGCGACCAAGGTCCGCCTGGACCTAGGGGTGCTACTGGGGCTGCGGGGGCTGAGGGGAGCAGAGGCATTGGCATCCCCGGCAACGATGGAATGGACGGCGATGATGCGAGCTTCCCGTATGGCCTCTTCATGCCGCTGTCCGGCGGCACCATGCAGGGGCCGCTCGTAACAAGCATTGGCAGTTCGACCGCTGGTGCAATCCAGATCGGTTCCGGCGGCCCGATCATATATAACGACAGTGGTGATATCGCTTTTAGCAGCGGCGGCGTGACAGCCGACGTGTTTACTGCCAGTCAGATGTTCATGGAGGACGACGCCGCGATGAAATTTATCGCCGTCCGCACTGACGCCACGCTGGCCGCAAATTCAGCCATTTTCGCCTTTCAAGCTGAAGCAAATAACTCAGCGGGCTCTTCTATTACCTGGGCTTCGTTCCAGTTTGAAGCGGTTGACACTACCGCAGGGTCCGAGACGGGGGCGCTGTATCTTAGGACTGAGCACGGGGGCGCTCTGGTAATTGATTTTACCGTCTATAACGGAAACTTCTGCGCCGGCAGCGAAACCGGGCAACAGGTTATAAGTTCAGCCGGCGGCATAGTGGGCATCCAAGCTTCTCCGTACACACAGACTGCTCCCACGACGGGTTTCTCTATCACTATTGGGAACGCAATCAATTTTCTGATCTTGACGCCGGCCGGTACTCTAGCGACCGGCACTGTGAAAATGCCAGCATCTCCCCAGGATGGGCAGGAAGTTACTGTCTCTTCAACCCAAATCATCAGCGCTCTGACCGTCTCGGCCAACGCGGGGCAGACCATAGACGGTGGCATCACGGCTGGCACTTTCGCGGCCAACAGTTTCGCGAAATGGAAGTATGTCCTAGCGACAACGACTTGGTATCGCGTGGGCTAGACGAATGCGTGTTCACGTGCTATATTCCCTCTGACTGCTGAAAGGACGACCTCATGGCCACCCCCAACAAACGTATCGGCTTCGGTCCCGTGGCCTTGACCACCACCACGACCACCAACATTCTGAACCCGCCCACCCTCACTGGGGGCACTGGCCTGCATGGCACGAACGCCAGCACCTATATCGTCCTCTCCCACATCCGCGTTGTCAACAAGACCGCGTCAGCCGCGAACTTCGCCCTGTGGCTCGGTGCCACTGGCGCGAACGCCGCCGGCACTGAAGCCGTGGCAGGTGGGACAGCCTCAGCCGGGGCGCTCACTGCCGGTACTGGGACCACTGTCGCGGCCAACAGCGTGTTCGACTGGTACGGCACGCTCCGTCTTGACGTGGCTGACTTCCTGGTCGGCGGTGCCGGTGCGGCCACTGCGCTGACCATCGAAGGCGAAGGCGAGATTGGGGTTCTGTAATGAGCCTCAGCAGCCTTGAGCCAGCCGTAATCGTAGGCCATGCTGTATCACTGGCCACCATTCTGGGGGCCGCGAGCGGGGTGCTGACGCCGTTGGCTACGCTATTCGCCGTCGTCTTTTACGCGATCCAGATTTACGAGAGCCGGACGATCCAGGCGCTGCTGCATGGCAAAGCCGCCGTTCAGCAAGCTGAGACGGCTGCGGCCTTACTGAAGGTCAATGACGCGCGGCGGAACGTCCAGAAGGCGGCCGAACAGGTCGTCGCCGTGGCTCTCGCCCACACCGCCGACCAAGCCTAAGCTGGGTCGTACCGCGTCAGGTTCTCAGACTTGATGATGTCGATAAGGACTTGGCCGTAGGTCGGGTGGCCAGGGCCAAGCCCCGTGGCGTAGACGCCGGTCAGCGCATTGCAAGCACCCTCGATATCACCCCGAGCCACCGCCGCCATGAAGGGCGCGTAGGCTGGGTGGGTGGCGAGCAACTGTGCGTGGGCCATGAACGCCCAGTACGGGGTGGGATAGTTGGCGAATGGCTGCATCACCGCCATGTAGTGGCCGTTCCGTTCTTCGTGTGTGGGACACATGGTAAAGGGCTGGCCGGGCACGGCCTTGATCCCGAAGTAGTTGTAATTGCCAGTGACCTTCTGGCCCCACTCGCTCTCGTCACCGAATTGGGCGAGGCTGATTGAGGCGGGCACTTTCCACGCGCCGAAGCTGCTCTGAGCACCAGCGATGATGTTGGGGGCGAGGGTAATCATGGCAGTCTCCTGAATTGGGTGCCGGCCTCTCAACCGGCGCGGGGGCTAATGCGCTTCGTGCCCCTGAGCGATAGCTCGTTAGCGGGCTTGGAACCCGTTGGCGATGTCTTCACCGACCTGGGCCGCGCCTTCGGCGGCGTTCTCGGCGAGCGGCAGACCGGCTTCGACGCCGGCCACGACTGGGGCGGCCGACGGATCGACGGCTGACACGATGGGGCCGACTGCGCCGGCGAGGCTGTTGACGGCCGAGCCGTCATGCTGGAGCAGGGTAATGAGAGACTGGAGGAAGCTCGCTACCTTCTGGGCGAGCGATTGGGTGGGGGCAGAGGTGGTCATTGGTACAGTTCCTTTCCTAGGGGGGAGTGGCAGCTTACGCGGTCTCTCGCTCCTTGTCAATCTCTCGTTGGAGTAGGGCCAGGGCGCGCCACGCCACCTTAGCTGAGTGACGCAGGCCGTCGGTGTCGAGCGTGCCACGATCCTTCAGGTGGCGAAGGATGCAGTCCGCTTCATCGGTGGACTTCTCCTTAGCCCAGTGAAGTTCCTCGCCGGGGTTGTGCTGTTCGTTGCCGATGAAGCTGACGTGGGCGACTTCCATCAAGGCGTCCGGGAAGTAGTCGAGGCACCCTCTGGCCAGGGGGCGCTCCTTCCGCTTCTGAGCTTCGATGGGATCACGAGGTAGCAGACCACGGTTTCGCAGGACCGTGATTGTGCGATCCACTACCTCGGGCGGCGCAGGATGGAACGGCCCATGCCCGACCCAATTGGTAAGCCGCGCTTGTTCTTCGACCGTGTAAGTGGTTGGAACTAGCTGCGAGGGTGGGTGCGTAGTCTCTTCGCGGGCCGGCGGAGGACCGAATGGCCCATGATCGACCCAATTGGTTTTGGCGTGCTCCACTTCTGTGGCGGTGATGCGCGCGTCATCGTCGCGTGCCAGGACGCAAGCGGTGCAGTTACATTGCTTTAGGCCGGTCATTGGAAGGCTCCTTTCTTCAGTTGGTCATAGCCGTCGGGACCTGCCTCGCGGATCGCGGTGTAGGGAACCCATGTGCTGTCACCAGTCCAGAAGCCCCACTCGCGCAGCACTGGGCCGGTCGAGAACAGGCTGATGGAGTACGGCTGCTCCGGCAGAAGATGCAGGCGGTGCGCCTCTTCCTCGGTGCGGTGGACCGTGTCGCCCTTGAGTACGACGCGTTGCTTGATCTCCCCGTGCGGGGGGTATTCCTGATAGACCTCGTGATATCCACCCGACAGGATCACCGACTGGTTCTTCCACGGGTGGTCATGCAGCGGCCGGTCGGGATCGTCCTGGACCTGGAGATGCAGGTAGACGTTGCCGCCCACCTTCCGGCGCGGGATCAGGTGCCAGCGATAGATGTAGGGCTCGCCGCCGGGGGCCAGCACTTCGTCGGGCTCTCGGACAGTCCCGAGGATCGAGGCCAGCGTGCGCCAGTCTTCCTCGGATACAAGCTCCGCTATGTCGGGAATGTGGTACTTCATTCGCTGTCCTCCAGCATTTCGGGGACGATGGTCACACTCGCGACTTGACCATAGTCTTCATGGTAGGTGATAGCGGTGGCCGCCCTCTCGGCGAACCAGCCGCCTCGGGCCGCGTAGGCGTCGCGTGCGGCCAGGGTGGGGTGCTGCGTCACGATCATCCCGCCGTGCTCCTTGGAGTACAGGTGGTGCTGGTGGCCGGAGTGGGCGTAGCGCTTGGTCGTCTGGCCCCACATCTCACCGTACTGAGCGGCGAAGACCAGGGGGAACTCGTCTGGCTTTTTCAGGTGGCCGTGGTGGAAGGCCAGCATGGTCTTGCCATGCTGATAGGCGTAGTACGGAAGCTCGCTGTCGATGACGTGTACACGTGGCTCGTTCTCGTAGAGCGCCTCGAACATCAAGCGCAGCCACACCGATGACGCCATGTCGTGGTTGCCTTCGGCCATCACCACGATGACCTCGTTGTGCTTTTGCAGGGCCAGATCGACCACACGGCGAAGCAGGGTGATCGCGGTGCGAACCATCTTGGCAAACCGCACATCCTGGTCCAGGATGTTATGGCTGGTCGGCGTCATCGGCAACATGCTGTCGCTGTGCAGGAAGTCACCAAGCTGGTTCACGATGCAGTAGTGGGCCGGCGGGGCGCTGGCGATCATCTTCTCGAAGCAGCCGAAGATCGTCTTCTCAGCGATCTTCAGGTCCCACGGCTCGCCGCTCTCCTTGCCCCAGGCCAGCATCCCGACGTGACAGTCGGTCAGCGTGTAGAGGTTCAGGAGCTTGCGGCTGGTGAACTCGGGTGTCGGCAGCGGAGACGCGCGCGGAATATCCTCCGCAAGGGCTGCGGCGATTAGCTCCATCATTCGCCGCGCATCGTCCGGGTGCTGGCGTTCCCAGGTCTGTACGACCTCGCCCTTGCCGTCACGGTGGACCGTCACCTTGCCCAGGTGATAGCCGGGGGCCGTGCCGCCCGTCCAGTTACCGGGGGCGTAGCCGAGCTTGGCGGCATGTCGCTCCAGCCGGCGGAAGCTGTCGCGGCTCTTATCGTGAGCGCGGCCCAGCTTACGGTCGGCAGCATTGAAGCTGTCGCACTCCTTCAGAGCATCGAGTGTGATTTTCTGGGTCGGCGTGGCGTAATCGTAGAGTTTCGGATCGATGTTCATGTTATAGTATTCCTTTTGATAGTCTAGCGAACTCGGCGAGTGACATCACGACGAGTGTATCTGTTCGATCAGCTTTGATGAAGAGGTATTTGGGGGCGGGAGTATCAGGTTTGGCGGCGGCCAGCCACCCGAATAGGTCCATCCATGCCCGCTTCCGGGTTTTGCACTCCACCGGCTCAACATTGCCGCATACTGAAACGCGCAGATCAGAGCCATAGTCACCCCCGACACTACCTGAAAGTGGAACACGCACTGCCGGAACCCCCATGGATTGTAGCTGGTGAACACAATCTCGTTCAAAATCGGTCACCTTTCTGGCGGCTCCTATTGGGCATTGAAATTCTCCAGATATTCTATCGCCGACTGAAGGATTGCCTTGTTTTCCTTAGCATTGCTCAGAAGGTGATTGCACCCGCGACAGAGTAGCGCACGGATTTCGCCAGTGGTGTGGTTGTGGTCTAGGTGAGCTTTCGCTACCGAGCCTAATTCGTCATGGCATATGGCGCACTCACCACCTTGCCACTCAAACATGTCTACCTTGTCCTCCCAAGTGCAGCCATACTCGCGCTCATAGCGTTTATGGAGAACCCGGTCTTTATTGGCGTGATACCAAGCTTTGGAACGGGCCGTACAGGCAGCCTGATTTTGGGCACGATACTCGTCGTCATGAGCTTTTCTATCAAACACAGGTCACTTCCTATAGCGGTCGCCGACCCAGCACTCGGCTGCAACCGGCACGCCAATATACCGCGCCCAGTCCGGGATGTCCACCATTATCTGCTCCAGCGCCTTAGCGTCGCCGTGGCCAGGGACCTCGCAGATCGCTTCGTCGTGGACGGTGAGCACCAGCGGCATACCGTTCGCCTCGCATTTCTTCATCGCCACGACCAGGAGGTCACGGGCAATGGCTTGGCAGACGTTCTCACACAGGAGGCCCCCGAAGGCGTGGACCGTCACCCAGCCGCCGGACTTCCGAGCCAGGAACTTCCACGCGTCTTGGAAGACCGGGTTGCCCTCGTTGTCATTCCATGGGCACCGCTTAGAGAAGATGGTCGGCTTGTAGTAATAGAGCAGCCGGCCGGACGGGAGCCGGGCCGTGAGCCAGTCGTCCATCATCTCGTAGACGATCCCGTAGGCTTCACAGGGGCCGCCCGTGCGGACGGCGCGGAGGGCTGCGCGCTCCAGGCCCCGCCACAACTTGATAACCTCGGGAGCCCACACCTTGCGGTACGTGTCCACGACCTTGCGGCAGAACTCTTCCGACTGATCGGGGGCGTACTTCATCATGAACTTGAGCCAGCCCATGGCGAAGCCCAGGCCCAGGACGCTGTTCTTCCCAATCTGCCGCTCGCTCTTGTCATCCTTCGTGATGGTCCGTCCGTATATCTGGCTGGCCATGTCGCAGTAAGGGTCGAAGCCGGCGGTTTGGAACAGCTTGATCTTGTCGAACTGCCCGGCGATTGACAGACAGATGCGAGCCTCGATCTGGGCGAAGTCTCCCACGACGAACTCCGCTCCGGGCGCGGAGATCAGAGTATGCCGCAGAGATGACACGACCGTCTCAACGGGCGGCCCGTACAACATCTCGATCTCGTCAAGGTCGCCGCGCCGCAGCACGTCTAGCCGGCCTTCGATGTCCGTCTTGATGATGCTGTCGGTCCCTCGGGGGAAGTTCTGGGGTTGGATGATGCGCCCGCCCCAGCGGCCGGGGCCAGCGGCGTGGTACTGTAGAACCCCGTGGGCGCGACCGTCAGCGCAAACGCACGCCTCCATGGAGTGGAGTTTCTTGATGGAGGCGGAGCCGACAAGCTGTCGGATTTGGAGGGCTCGCCGTACTCCACTAGGAAGCGTTGCTGACGAAGCATTCGGTCCAGCATCGTCATCGGCAAGGCTGTCGTCTTCATCGTCAATGGAACCTCCTAATAGCTTGCTCACCGTCTCCTTGGCAAGGTCATCGATCTCCACCCCCTGGTCTCGGACCCAGGCACCAAGCTTCTGGATTTGGGTGAACTGTAGGCCGCTGGTGATCTCGGTGAACTCCTTGGCCAGGGGGTATGTCGCCCGGTCCACGACTGACCGCATCGACCGCACCAGCGGCATGTCAAGGCGCACGCCCCGGTCATTGATCCGCTGGTCCATCTCCCACACGGCACGTTCGTCGTCTGGCAGGTAGCCGATGCGCCGGTGTAGGGCCGACTGGGTGCCTATGTCCTGGTCGCAGTAGGCCACTACCCGCTGGCGGATGGCCGGCGTGACCGGCGGCAGCATCCCTGTCTTTTTGTTTACGCGGCTCAAGGAGACGGTAAGGCGAGAGCCCTCCATGTCCTTCTGCTGGGGGAGCCCCAGGACACGGGCGACCATCTCCAGCTTCATCGGCAGCACCAACTCCGCGCAGCGGGCCATGGTGTCATGCCACTTCTCGATGGGGATGTCGGGCCAGCCATACAGTCGAGCCATGATGCACCGCCAGACGGCGCGCTCGAACCGGGCACTGTGGGCCACGAACATGTAGCCGTGGGCGATGGCGTAGGCTATGTCCTCGGGGACGGCCATACCGTCGTCGGGGACCCAGTGGCCTTGCTTGCCCCCGGCCAATTCCCAGGACAGACAGAGCACTTCGGTCGAGGCGTCTTCGGCATAGCGGTCAGCCCCGGCGGCCTTGAGGTCGCACATGCTGGCCGTCTCGAAGTCAACCTCTATCCACATGTGGTGCTCCAGAAATAGGTGCGCCCGCCAGCGGAAGACCAAACGCTGGCGGGCGCGGGTGGGGCCAAGGGCGCGCTGGAGGAACTCAGCATGGCCCATACAGCCCCGCAGGTAAGGGGTTTGGGTGTTCGGCAGATCACTCCGCCGGCACGCGCCGCCTTACAAGGGGATTGACTGGTTCCCGCCGCCGACACCGCCGGACGTTGGGTCGAAGTCAGTCTTCAGACCGATGTGACCTTTGAAGGTCTCGGTCGCCGAACCACCGCCGGCCACCCGCTCGCCGGTGGCGTAGCTGAACACCACCTTGGGGTAGACGTTGATGCCCGGCTTGCCGTTGAACTCGGCGTAGGTGTTGAACTCGAACTTGCCCAGGGCATTGGAGCCCGGATAGATGAAGCGCTTGATCGACGCCACGTCGTCCTGTTCGATGTCAACGGGGTTGCCGTTGATGATCGCGCCCAGTTGGACGGGGAAGTTCGTCCGCGTCACCAGGACCAGCTTGCCGCGAGAGAACTCACGGTTGCCCTTCTCGGCAGCATCGGCGAGCTTGTCACCGGACTGGAGCGGGAAGTGAAGACGGTCGAAGGGGACGCCTTGGAAGGCTTCGTTGGCGATCTGGGCGAGCAGGGCCTTGAGCGCCGGAACATCGGCGTGGTCGGGGGCGAACTCGAAGTTGACGCTGTACTTCTCAGCGCCCTTGTTCTTGACCGCCTTCGGCTTGTCGAGGTTGACGTAGGTGATCGGAGTGGGCTCCGTCATCTGGAAAGTGTACTTCTGTTTATCAGCCATGGCTGTATCTCCTAACTAGCTATGCTAGAACGAACCCGGCAGTTGCCGGAACAGACAGGAGCTTAGCTCTCCTGGATCACGCTGTCAAGTGATTTC